ACTAAAGATATTTGTGAATGCATTATTTGTGGAGGCAGTATTAGCAACCGAGCCTCTAACTTGATCTCCAGCGATGCTAGAAAATGCGTTATTGGTGCTTGCCGTGTTGGCAATAGATGCGTTGCTTTGCGCTTGCTGAATAGCGACGTTACCTCTGACCTGCTCCATACCCAAGGCGACTTGCCGGTTGATGCCATAGATTTGAGCAATCGAAGGGAGGATTGTTGCAATCGCTTGCAGCGTCGTGTCAGCAGGTGAACGCGGAGGAGCAATTTGTTGCTGTGCCTGCTGGTTTGGTTGACCTAAAGCCATTGACATCACGGCGGCAACTTTTGCCGCTGCATCGCCACTTGATGCAATCGCAGCCATAGCCTTGTACTTCTCAGTCTCGGCCTTTGCTCGTGCTTCAGCAACCTTCACATTAGCTTCGACATAAGCATCGTAATTAGTCGCGCAGCCTGCTAAAAGCAGGGGTGTAAGTAGCAAGAGTTTTTTCATAGTCACTCCGGTTGTGTGGGCCATTGAATGTCCCAAGGAAATCCCGTCTGCTGTGGAATATCACGCAGGGCTTGTCGGTAATTAGCCCATGCAGTTTTATCTACGGGAGCGTCAGCCACCTGTGTCCAATCAGAATCTTTAAGTAACTGTGTCCGCTGGCTGCGGACAGATTCGGCTTGGGCTGCGTTTTTCTGAGCTTTATATGCAGCTTCTTGCTCGGCAGCGGTTGCGTCTTCGTTGTCTATAAAGATCGGACCAAGGACGTACTTGGTGTACCACTTACCATCAATCTGTTCTACCCCTTGACGCATGGAGAATTGATAATGGTTTTCTGGCGTGGCTTGTGGGCCTTCAAATACAACGTCAGCACCCAGTGCTTCAAGCACTTCGTCAGTTGTGCGATCCCATGATGGACCGTTGTTGTCTTTAGCCCAGCGCCGGAGTTCGTCTTCCAGCATCACTTGGCCTGTTGATCTAATTCTGATTTCCATAATTTCCTCTACGCTATAGCCAAGAAGATGAACGTTCCACCGTTAGCATTGATCGCTGCTGGTGCTGTACTGCTAATCTCAAATCCTGCTGAGTAAGTGTCAACGTAGTCGGTGTTAGTGACTTCAGCCGCTGTGCTGTTCAAGAGAAGATATGGATCGTTACCTGCCACGATGCCACGAGCAGAGTCCCAGACGTACCAATCGCCCGTTGAGTCAGTGCGCTTGATCAGCACGAACCTAGCACCGCCAGTGAAGCCACAATCAATCTGCTTAGTAGTGCCTGTGCCTGTGTAGCTGCCGACTTTGGATACGCCAGGGCAGGTGGCAAAGAGGTAGGCGACGTAACCCCGACTGGATACGTTGTACGCGGAGTCAACGACCAAAAGCGAGGACGACCAACTAACCCAACCCGTCACACTGCTCGTCTGTGCGTCTGCCGAGTTGAGTATCAAGAAGTACGTTTGGCTGGTAAGTCCGTCTGCACCAACCAGCCAGTTGCCAGCCGCAGTCCTTGATTTATAGATGATAAGTTGTGGAGCCACCCCCAAATTGTGGGGCACAAAAGCAAGCGACCCGTTCCCCGTCCAGCACACCTCATCAAAGAAGCCGGGGGCGCGACGAAGGCTGTAAAAAATATCATCTACAGTGGAAAGCATCGATCCGTACCGATAGGTATTATTCCAGACGTTAAACACTAAAGGATTAGAGTTTTGCGTTTCAGCGTCGGTTGTTGTCGTTTGCAGACGATAATTTGTAGACGGGTAGGTGTCGGTGTTTGCGTAGCCTCGCAAACGGTCCTCGACCCAGAATCCGTTGCCAGTAGATTGTCGCCATCTGCCTATGGTTAAGTCAGCGGGAAACGAGATCGCCTGACTGCTGTTAGCCACTACCGTAATTGCAACCGGCAAAAACACACTCGTCCCACTCGTCGGTACTTTCATCGGGCCACGGCGGATGGCGATGTAGATGTAGGTAGCACCAGAGACGTTATAAACCGAGTTGCTTGCTGCTACCGTAAAACCAGTTGCAGTTGGGCTAATCGCAGTAGTGGAGGCTTCCGCATTGGACAAATTTGGATAAAGAATTTGGTCATCACCTGAGGCGGTCATGCCCCGCATAACGTCCATCAAAATCCACTGGCTTGTTGAATCTGTTCTTTTCCACAGCAACCATTGAGGCTCGTATCCCAAATTGACATTTACTGCGCTTGCGCCTGCGCCTGTGTACGACCCACACGAAATCACATTGTCTGACCCACTTAGGCCAAAGCCACCTGCGTTGTGGGCGAAGAGGTAGGCGACGTAGGTATTTCCGTTTGTCCAAAAATTGCCGCTTGGCAAAAATGCTGTAGAAGTTGGAGACCCTCCGAGCACATTGAATGTAGATTGAGCCTCTGTTGAGTTGAGTTTTACGCTGTTGCCGCTTGAGAACGCTATGTGCCAGACACCCCAGTCCCCAGTCGATGATGCGTTTTTAATAATAATTGCACCCGGCACCGCTCCTAGAGAATGGCTTATAGAGATCGGTGCCGGGTTTATGGATGTATTGGGTGTAAACGTCACCACATCAAAGAACTTTGGCTGTTCGCGGAAGGTCCAGGAGGCGTAGGTTACTGTATTTAAATTCTGAGCTCCTATTCCAAAACTTGCGTCAAGCGTAAAACCACTTGATGTAAAACCCGTAAATGTATCTGTGGTTCCTGCGATGGTGGTATTTGATTGCAACTGTTTAAATGTGCCAGCTCCACGTGCAGTATCGCTTAAAGCATGATTTTGTCCGCTGGACCGGTCTTTAATCCACACCATCCCACCCTTCGTGGACAGATCAATCCCGTTGGTGATGGTCTGGGTAGAGCCGTTGCCGGTGTAGAGGTAGGTGGAGAAAACGTCCTCGATATAATTCACAGGGCCAGATGGGCCGGAGAATTCCCCAAACCCCTGAGCGGATGCAGCACCTTTGGTTTCAATTAACGGCATTATGCAAACCTCGTTTGTGATGCGAACACCGTAAACGCCGCAGACCCTGTCTTCACTATCGTATATACATAAGCATCAATTGAGCTTGCATTACCTGCTGACCATGCTGTGCCGCCTTGATACTTAGGCGTGACTGACGAACCGTCTACTTGCACTGCGCTGTTGTAGTAAGCCGTTGAGCCTTGGGTCACAAGGAAAGCAACAGTCATTGATTCGCCTGTGCTCATTAAGGTGTTGAGACTCGTACCGCTTGATCCACGGAAATTAACTGTCCAGTTAGCAGAAGCGTTGCTGGTGTAGTAGAGAACGGATTGTGTCGTTACATCGTAGTTAATTGTTCCTGTGGCAGCAGTCGCTGAAACCGTTGCGACTTCCTTGGCGTTTGTGAGTTTTGATGCTGCAACGCTGGTTGAACCGCTGAAGGTTTGGAGGGCGGTAAAGGTTTGAGCCGTGCCAAGAACAGCCACGGTGTCCGTAGCATCAGGGAGTGTTAAGGTTCTGCTTGCAGTTAAGGTTGTTGGGGCTAGTGTCACGCGGTACGAAGAAGAACCTCCGGCACGGCCTAAAACGATAATTCCGTCATTCGTAGAAGCTGGTGCAAAGGTCTGCCCCGTGGCATTGTAGAAAGTATTTGCGCCGGTGAATGCGTTGTTTCCTGAAGTGGTGACATTTCCTACTGCCCCTGCCGAACTAGTCCAAGTCGTGCCGTTTGAGGTAAGCACATTCCCATTAGATCCTGGTGCTACAAACTGAACGGCTGAAGTACCGTTACCTAAAATGACGTTGTTTGCAGTGAGTGTGGTTGCGCCTGTGCCACCATTAGCAACGGGAACCGTTGGGCCGATGGGTCCAACTAAAACATAATCTCCCGCAACAGAGTCATAACCTACAGTCGCAGACTGATTGACACCTATGGTTACCCCGCTGTTTGCCCCTGCGCGTATCTGCACCGTATAGGTAGCGTTACGATTAATTACGTGATAGGTACGATTTGAAGAAGGCGCAGTAATAACTACGTTAGCCGACGGACCTGAA